CTATCGCTGCGAATATGACTCAGGACGAGATTCGTGAGAAGATGGGATTGCCTCCGTTGAATCAAACGCAAAATGTAACCAATCCGGCTACTGCTCCAGAACCTACTCAGGCAATGGTTAACGAGCATCTCAAGGGAATGAAAGGCAGGGAGTGGCAGAACTTCCAACGTATTATCCGAGAGTACAATAAGGGTAAAATTACACGTGAGCAGGCTTCTCAGATGCTCAAGAGTGCTTATGGACTCGGAGAGGAGGAGCTGGCTACTTGGTTAGGTACGGATGAGTTCAGTTCTGATATTGATTCAGTAATTCAATTATTTAGCGAATATGGATCAGATGCTAATGATTATGCTGTACTCGCTACTCGTTCTGTGTTTAGCTCAGATAAAATTGAGGAGAACGAATCGCAGTTCTTCGCAGAGGTAGTGGATGACACATTGGATAAAAAGATTCTTAATACAATAGCAAAGAATAAAAATGTACTGGTTGAGGATATTGCTAAAGCAGTCAAAGAAGATTTGGCGGTTGTTCAAGAGCGAATCAACAAGCTAAAGGAATTAGACATCGTAAAGGTTGACGATGCTGGAGTGCCTAAGATGAACAAGCCTCTTGCCGAGGTAATCGATAAGCCTGTAAAGACTACGTTCTTGGTTCGTTACAAGTACGAGTGGAAAAACATAGTACCTACGGGTGAGAGAGATACTGCTTCTCATCCTTCTCGTCCATTCTGTGCTAAATTGATAGAGTTGAATAGGCTTTATACGAGAGCAGAGATCGAGATGTTGTCTGCTCGTTTAGGATATTCTGTATTCGATAGAGGCGGTGGATGGTGGACAATGCCTAACGGGATTCATTCTCCGTCTTGCCGTCACGAGTGGGTTAGTAAGATTGTAGTTCGCAAAAATAAATAAGATGAGTAGGAATATACTTTTTATATCGGTACAGACTATCAAAGACAGAACGGGTCTGCACGCGAATACGGATGACAAGTTGATTAACCCGGAGATTCTGACGGCTCAGGATATGTATATCCTTCCGGCTTTGGGTTCTGCGCTCTATGATCGCTTGCAGGATGGTATAATGAATCAAGATTTGACAAATGATGAGTCAGCTTTGATTGATACCTATATCACTCCGTGCCTTGTTTATTACGTGATTAGTGAGCTTCCTATGGGTCTCTCGTATCAGTTCTACAATAAGGGAATGATTCGCAAGAGTGGGGATGGTCAGGATAACCCTAGTGCTGCCGAGATTATTGATGTAGCCGATAGATATAAGTCACGTGCGGAGTTCTACAAGCAAAGATTGGTTCGCTATTTGCAAGAGAAATCGGGTCAGAATTTGTTCCCGCAATATAACAATCCGGGTCAAGGAGTTGATACGATTATTCCAGACAACGAAGCATATACGACTTCGATTTGGTTGGGTGATGACGATTGTTGTCGCGGTAAGTCTTTTGAAGAAAAATATCAAGGTAACCTAAATCGTTGTTGTGGCAAATAAAACCTACTCACTTAGGAATCAAAAGAAACTCAAAATCTATTTAGAACAGAATGGCACTAACCCTCAACAAGATAGTAAAGACAATAACCGATCTAGGGAACGCGCATCAGCAGATAAAGAGCGTATACTTCGGAGATTTAGTGGACTACCTAAGTCGCGGAACTGAGAACGTCTATCCGAGTCTCTACTTTGATTTGACGGGTGGAAGCATTACCGAGAAGTCTACTGTCTTGAACTTCTCTTTGTATTTTTTCGATAGGGTGCTTCACGAAGATACCAACGAGACCGAGGTATTGTCGGATATGCTTGATGTATGTCAGGATATTATTGCTCAGTTGAGGAGTAATGCTTTCGAGTTCGATGAGGGGTTGAGTGCAACTTTGAATTTCTTTAGTGATGATAGTCCAGATCTGTTGGGTGGGGTTCGTGCTGATATCAGCATTGACATTCCGTTCTTGGCGAATCGTTGTGTAGTGCCTTCCAATTTTACTTATCCTAGTTAAATAATAAAAGATGCCGAATAAGAAGATAAATGAGTTAAGTGTACGGACTCCGAGTTTGAATGATTTAATGATTGTTGGAGACCCTAGTACCGGGTATTCCTACAAAGCCACATTAGCTGCTCTGAATACTTTAATTGATAATAGTACATCCATTGGTGACCTAAATAACGTGGATATAATATCTCCAGTACCCGGTCAAATACTAAGCTACAATGGAACGAATTGGGTGAACATTACTCCCACCACTTGGAATACGGCATACGATAGGAGTTTGGTTTCGGTTGGTGTTAGCGGTACGACTACAAAGACTTTGACCTTAACGAAGCAAGATGGCTCTACTTTGACGGCTAGTTGGAGCGATTTGAATACCGATGCGGTGACTTCCGTCTTTGGAAGAACGGGCGCGATTGTAGCTGCGGAGGGTGATTATAGTTTAGACCAGCTCGGTGATGTAGCTATTACGACTCCTTCTACGAATCAGGTCTTGCAGTACAATGGTACATCGTGGGTAAATGGAACAATCTCTGTGCCTGTTACTTCGGTATTCGGCAGAACCGGGAACGTGGTAGCTACGGAAGGAGATTATTCTTTGACTCAGTTGGGTGATGTTACTTTGACTTCTCCTTCTTCTAATCAGGTCTTGCAATACAATGGAACGGCTTGGGTAAATGCTACCTTGACGGACAACGGCATCACTTCTCTTAATGGGCTGACTGCGGTTACTCAAACTTTTGCTACGGGTACGTCTGGAACTGACTTTGCGATTTCTTCTACTACTTCGACTCATACTTTCAATCTTCCTACGGCTTCGGCTACCAATCGCGGTGCGTTGAGTTCTGCTGATTGGTCTACGTTTAACGCAAAGCAAAATGCGATTACTTTAACGACTACTGGATCAAGTGGATCGGCTACTCTTGTAGGTGCTACTTTGAATATCCCTACTTATACTCTCGCAGGACTCGGTGGAGTATCCGGCTCCGGCACTACCAACTATCTCTCCAAGTGGACAAGTTCAAGTGCGTTAGGGAACTCATTGGTGTTTGATAATGGTACAAGTATTGGGGTAAATACTGCAACTCCAAGCGCATCTTATTTGCTTGATATAAATGGAAAAGCAAGGATTCAGAATAATAGTGGGTTGAGTTTATTGGTTGGAAATACTAGTCCAGTTGGAACCGCTACCCCTGCTGTTTTAAGTTTAGGTGCAACTTTTGGAACTACTGCCGGAAGTTCTGCAAACGTAAAATTAAGAGTTTATGATGATGGTGGAAGTTCAACAATTTACGGAATTGGCATAAGTGCCACATTACTTGAAATACAATCAAATGAGAATATCGGGTTTTTTAATGGCAATTCAGTAACACGAACTGAAAGGATGCGCATTTTTACAAATGGAAATGTCGCAATCGGCACAACCACAGATGCAGGATACAAGTTGGATGTAAACGGAACGGCAAGAGTAAGCGGTACAGAATTGCGTTTAGATAATGGAACAACTGGAACATTGAACATTTATTCAGCTACTCCAACAATAAATTTTTTCAGCGGCGGTGGATATACATTTGGGCGTTCATCTACTACTATGACTTGGAACAGTGGAGGCAGTATTTCGATGCAAATTGGTGGTAATAGTGCGTATTCATTAGACGCAACAAATGGTCACGTTTGGCGGACTGCAACAAGTGGCGGTGCTGCATTGGCAAGATTAACAACAGGTGGGAATTTAATGGTGGGAACAACCACCGATGTAGCGAGTGCAATTTTACAAGCAACATCAACAACAAAAGGGTTCCTACCACCTCGAATGACGAACGCACAAATGGTTGCCATTGCAACTCCGGCTTCAGGTCTTATGGTTTACGATACAACGAACAATAAATTAAACTACTATAACGGAACATCTTGGGTAGCACTTTAACTCTTAAAATAAACAACAAATGAAAACAATTCAAGCAGTAAATGTCTGGAGTAACGGACAAGTGAAATCTGCTACGAAGTTCAATATGAACTCAATCTTCGATAACCTTGAGGATTCCGCTACATTCTACTATGAGCTTTTGGCGGTAAACGTAGATCAAGAAGGCAACGAATCTACCGAGCAAGTATCTCAAGGGAACCTGAGCCTGACAGGAACAGATTACGATTCTTGGGATGGTAACAACGATTGGGCATATACTTGGGGTGCTGGTAAGCTAGGGCTGACAATTCTCTAAGATTTTCTATTTACCATAAATACCTAAAAATGAAACTACACGAAATCATCAACCTCTACTACGAGTTGAACGGAGTAACAAAGCAAACAAAAGACGGAGACGAAGTAATCAGTCTCGGACTCTTAAAGCACAAAATGAGCCTTAAAAACAAGGTTTACCTCCAGCGATTGAACAAGATCGTATCGGAGGAGGTCAAATTGTACGAAGATGCTAAGAAGGAGTTATTCGAGAAATACGGAAAGCAGGAAGGCGATGCCTTATATGTTCCCGGTGAGAGTATCGAAGCCTTCAACAAGGAGCATTTGGATTTGCTAACCGCTGAGAAGGACTTGAATATATCTTCCTTGTGGGGATCAGATTTGACTTTGGAGACTTTGGAGAGTATCGAGACTGACGAGTTCTATCCGCAATTATTTGAATTGATAGATAGTAAAAAATGAATCAGTTAGGTATCTTTTTGGTAGGTCAAGCCATCGCTATCTTGGGGGGCTTGATTACAATTTATGTCAAGACAACTCTAAAGATTAAAGAGTTAGAAATACGGGTAACAATGATTGAGAAGGAAGATGCTCGTATGATGGACAAGCTAGACAAGATCGAGAGAGCTATTAATAATCTCGCTATTCAATTACAAAACAAAGCAGATAGAGAATGAAATTCGGTTGGAAATCTTACTTCGCTCCGACTCCTAAGAGATTTAGGATTCTAGGTGATTCGTTGGCTGCTGCTGGCACTTTCGGTGCTGGCATTGTAGTTCTTAACGGGCATCCCGTAGCCGGTACGATTGTAATGGTGGTAGCTATTCTAGGCAAGTTCATCTCAAACTTCTTTACCGATGGTGACATCAACACAGGCTCTTAAAAAGTACGGAGAGCCATCTCCTAGTAACTCTAATCTAGTTTTGTGGGATGTACCTACTGAATTAGAGATCGGAGTTATCCCTAAACGTATTTACTGCAACAAAGATTTGGTAGAGCCTCTAAAGAAGGCTTTTCAGGCTTTAATTGCTACGGGTCACGTGAAGGAGTTAAAGACGTGGGATGGTTGCTTTAATATCCGTAAGAAGCGTGGATTGAGTTCTATGAGCCTGCATAGCTGGGCGATTGCCATCGATGTCAATGCGTTCGAGAACGGACTCGGACAGACTCCTAAGCTATCGCCGGGATTTGTAAAATGCTTTACGGATAACGGCTTCGATTGGGGTGGTACTTGGACTCGCAAGGACGGGATGCACTTTCAGCTTAGCAAGATATGAGGTATCTTTTACTCATATTGTTATTCGCCTGCAATCCTGTTAAGCAAGTTCTCAAGGATAAAGAGAAGCTGGATCAGGTCGCTGAGGTAGTTATCAAATCGGGCTACTGCGCTAACGATACCACGATAATAACCAAGAGCGATACGACTATCGTACACGATACGACTTACGAGATTGATACGATTATTGACTTACATCTAAAAACAGATACGCAATATGTCAAACTTCCGAAGAAGGTTATCACTCGAACTATCACTATTCGTGATACGATTAAAAGTGTGGTGGTGGACAATGCTCGCGTTTTACTTCTCGAAAAGGAACTAAATAAATACAAAGAGAGCCTCAACGAATACAAGGAATTAGCAAAGCAAAGGTGGTGGTATTTATTTTGGCTTGTACTGATATTTCTTATCTACCTATTACGAAAGCCTCTACTAAAACTACTCTAATGCTAATAACGAAACGAAAGCGACTTTACTTTGACATTGAGGGTGTGAATAAATATTTATTCGACATTGAGGTAAAATCCCAATTATTGCTATTTATAGTAAATGGCGATAATGATAAAGACATTTGAATTACCGAAGTATTACACTATTCAAGTAAACGAAGAGACAGGAGAAGTGAAAGTATTCTCAAATTCAAAACACGCAAAAGGTAGAGAATTGTCTCAGTTTTTTAATCCTTCCGGATATTTAAGAGTAAAATTAGGCAGTAAGTCTTATGAGATTCATAGGCTTGTAGCTAAATTTTATTTAGGAGATATGCCGAAGGGGTTATGTGTTAATCATATAGATGGCAATAAATTAAATAATCGCCCATTAAATCTTGAGTATATAACACTTGCAGAAAATACAAAGCATTCAATTAGAATGGGATTGCACGTTTGTAATAGACCAGAAAAAATAGGAACTTATAAAGATGGAAGAACGAGAGATAAAGTAAAATATAAGCACGATTGGTATATGCAAAATCGTGAACGAATCCTACTTAAAACAAAGCAAAGATATGAAGCCTCAAAGCAATCTAAAAACTAAACGCAGAAGGCTCTATTTCGATATAGAGACATCTTGTAATGTAGTTCTAAGTTGGAGTGTTGGTAGAAAAATCAATATAGACTATTCAAACATTATCAAAGAGAGGTCCATCATTTGTATCTGCTACAAGTGGGAAGATGACCGAAAAGTCTATGGCTTAACTTGGGATGAGAACCAAGATGACAAGGCTATGCTGGAGGAGTTCATCCAGATAGCAAACCAAGCGGATGAGTTAGTAGGTCACAACGGGGATAAATTTGACCTAACGTGGATTCGGACTCGTTGTCTTTATCACGGGATACCGATGTTCCCTAAGTACGTCACGATTGATACATTGAAGGTTGCTCGCTCGCAGTTTAGGTTCAATTCTAACCGCCTAGATTATATAGCTAAATTTTTAGGCATAGGTCACAAAATCAAGACGGACTTCAATCTTTGGAAAGATGTGTTTTTGAAAAAAGATAAAAAGGCACTTGATTATATGGTCAAGTATTGCAAGATGGATGTCAGCTTACTTGAGCAGGTGCATAAAAAATTATCCGTTCATATTGCTCCGAAAACTCACTACGGGGTTATCTTTGGACAAGACAGAGGAACTTGCCCGGAATGTGGTAGCGATGAGTTAATAATTAACAAGCGAAAAACTACCGCCTCCGGGTTGAAGAAAATAGTCTACCAATGTAAGGTATGCCATCAGTATCACGAAAAGACCGACAAATGAGTAAGATAGGGGAACAGGTAATATCCGATATTCGCAAACAGGAGGAGAAGGGATTAGTGACCTATGGCACAACGATGGATCGCGAAGATTACGAGTTGGTAAATTGGCTACAAGAAGCCTACGAGGAGACTATTGATAAAGCCCTATATCTTAAAGCAGCAATAAATAAAATAAAAAATGAGCCACAAAGACGCACCGATTCTGAAGAAGCAGATACACGAAATGTTGAGCAAGCTGGAAGCAGTCGAGAGATTAGCCATTCTAGAGCCTCTCTGTGATAAGTACCGAAAGGAAAGCCGGAAGAACGTAGAGCAAGAAGTACAGGAGTTCAAGCGGAAGAAGGGAATACCTAGAATCAAAACAGACTACTGATGTCAGAGGTAGACGAAATACTGCCCTTATCGAATAGTCCTCACGAGGATATCGGTGCTGCGTTCAATGCTATCAATGCAATAAACGAATGGGATAGTGCGCTCTGTGACGAGGAGGAGAAGCGGATATTGAAGGAGATCAAGCTAATGAGTCTCTATATTATTCATATCGGTATTTCGGAAATCTACCAATCAAACTTCTATGACTCTCAAGAAGAACCCTCATAAAGTCATCCATCGCAAGCTAGGTAAGGAGAGAGCCTATGGACTCGCTCATACCGATGAGAATATGATGGAGTTAGACGTGAGACTAACGGGCTATCGGTATATGCTCTATGCCCTTCACGAGCATTTTCATTTGAAGCACCCGGATTGGAGCGAGACCAAAGTCAGGAAGGAAAGCTCTAAAACCGCCCGTTTTATGTGGGATATGGGCTTCCGTTTGGTGGAATTGCATTAAACCGCATTTTTAGGCGATTCTAGAGCCTCGAATATCAAAGTAGTGGTATAGCCTAGTCAAAAAGATAGGCGAAATTTAAGCCTTAAAATAACAAGAGTACCAGTCTCCGTCTCCGATTAGAATGTAATGAAATGCCTCCTCCTTCTTCCGGGTCTTGTGTTTTATGTATTTATGGTAGCAGGATTCGCAGTTCTTTGATTCTCCTTCTTTGTATTTGTATTCCGAAATCGGCTTGGCTTCTTTGCAGTAGATACATTTGCGGAGTCCGTTGCTCGATAGTACGATTTTAGGTAGGTCATTCATTTGTAGAAGTTTTCGGTATAGAATTTCTCAAAGGTGCTGAAGGTATCGCAAATGATGTCATCCTTCGCTTTGTGGTAGCCATTAACCCAAGAGTCTTTCATTTGTTTCATCTCCATCTCTTTAGCCTTTAGAATATCCTCGACTGAGGTATTGAGTAAGGCTACTTGGATTGGTGGCGGTAGTTGATCTAGCAACCAACTTAGTGCAGTTTGTTCCATTATTTAATGATTGAGTAAAGAATTAAAAGAAACTCCGCGAACACTCTAGCCTCCTCGCCGTCGAAATGTTTGGATGCGTAATCGGTGAAGTCTTTTCCGCTTTCCTTGCATTCCTCGAAGGCTCCGATTTGCTTGTATGTCTGGACTATGAATGCTGCGCCTGTACGTACTGATTGATATTTTTTGTACGTACTTAAAAAGTTCTTCGGGTTCTGTTTATACTCCTTAGCATAGGTTAGGCTCATATTTACCATATGCTCGTTTAGGATATCTCCTATTGCTTTAGAGTCGGATGCGTTAAACATTGTAAATCTGATTTACTCCGTTTGACTTGCACCACTCGAAGAACTCGCCGAGGCTTATCTGCTTTGACTCCCGGATTGAGTTAGTCTTGGGCATATGCTTCTCAAAGTAGCTAGTGGGAACTTTGTTGTCCATCACCAACCTATCGTATACGTGTGGATGGAAGTCGTACACACTAACTCCTCGGCAATAAGCTAAATAGCATTTATTTGCTTCTTGAAGCCATCCCTTTGTGTCCGGGTATCTTCCATCGGTAATCTTAATCGTGGAATCAAGTAGAGGCGATTCAAAGTACGTCGATCCTGTTTGCACTTTGCTTTGTGAGTCATCTACCCATCCGAGTAACGTCTGTGGATCGATTGCGTAGACTTTACCGAAATCACCGCTAATGCCTCGCTCGAAGATGTTGGTCAATTCTTCAAGAGTGATGTTCGGGTATTTTCTCTTTAGTGTTTTAAGTACGAGTTCTTCGGTAGCTTCGTTCACTTGTTTGAACTGCCTAAGATACTCGAAGGCTGGATTGCTCATTTTTTATAGAGTTTATGTTTAATTGGTTGTTTGTATTTGTCATCATTGACAAAGCCTCCTTTATTCCAATCCTTTAATGCAACTTCCGGCTCAGGATATTTTTCATAAATTAGCTTTATCTTATCTTCTAAAGACATCTTTTTTTTCTTCTTCTTCATAGTTCAGAAATCTTTCGGTTTGCTATTTTACTGATTGACTTCTTGATGTCATCCGAAGATACGGGTCTCTTTTCAATTCCTGTCCTGTTGATCCATCCGGCTGCTGCGCTTTTCCAATTCTTCATCGGGTTCTTGCCTACTCGCCATCCGTTTGAATCGTAATAATCAAAGAATCGCTGAGACTGAATCTTCGCGTTATACTCGTCTGTTTTGCTCAACATTTCAGCATAGACCTCATCTAATGTAGGAACTTTGGATAGCTTAGAGGCTTGCTTCTTTACGTTGTATTCGATTCCGTATTTGTCTAGCAGGTCCATTACCTTCTTATGAATAGGACTCTGTTCGTTTAGTGTCTGTCCGTATTGGAACTCGATGAACCCGGTGCAGTAAATCTTTTCATCGGCTATCTTCTGAAATTGCTTTCCATTGTCTATCTCCAAAAGTTCTTGCTCGGTTACGATTTCTCCGATGTAAACCGATGCGAGTTGATAGTTGCAATCCCATATCCCGGCAACGTCGCATTTATCCCGGACATATTTAACGAGGCATTTCTGCTTCGCGGTTAATTGCATAAACCATTTCTTATCCCAGAGTTCAGTATCTACAAATCTTTTTGCCATCTTTTTCATTTTAATAGTGCATATTGGTTACTTGTAATTCGGTCAAACTTTACAGGCTCGTACAGTTGCCCGACTTCTTCCAGAGGCTTGTAGAAGCGCATAAAGTATGCATCCTCGTTTTTGATGTAGAAATAAATCTTTTTGAAGCTACCGCTGATGCTTGAGTGATCCTCATACCCTACGATATGCGCTACTTCTGTCAAACTAGCCGGGAAGTTTTTATATAGATAAAAACCGAGAGCCATCCGTAATTGAGATACGTTCACTCCATTGACTACCTTCTTCTTTTTGGCTTTGGAATGTTTGTGCTTCTGAAATAAATCTTCACGTTTGATTCCGTGCATCTCGCAGTACTTTTCTGTTACTGCAATCATCTTGTCTCTTACTGTCATTGTTTAGAGTTTGGTTAAAAAAGTGATATTGATAGCTAGTGATATGGGCAAATATCCCACTAATTTTTGAACTTTCCTAGTGTCCTCAAAATCTGTTTGCTTCGGCATTAAATGCTCCATCCATTCGGGTTCTTCTATTTTCTTCAAGTTAAACGAGTAGATACCTATTGGGGTGCTGTTTATGTATCTAACTCTTGGGTATTCGTTCAATTTATCCCATTTGAATTTTTCTATCAGGATGAAATCGTAATGAGTCCGGCGAGATTTGAACTCGATTGTCAGATCGTATTCAGGGCTGTAAGCATCTCGGTAGCTTAATGGATGCCTCTTTTGTAAGTCTGGTACGATTTTCTTGATGAGGTCAAATAGTCGCTCCTCGTTCATAATTAAATTTTAATTGCATTACGATATTGCTTGATTTTTTAATACAATTTTGTAATACTTCAATACATAATTCATCAGGTATTTTGCTTTTTTCGTATGAGTTTTTCATTCCTTGAGTACCAGTTTGTGACCCTCTTGGTGCTGATTTATGACAAGTATCTCCATTACTGCATATAGGTTTCGGATTCCAATATTTATTATTAGTCCAAATATCAGTTGGTTTCATTCTGTCATCACCATATTTGCAATATGTAACTGTATTTCTTATATCTGCAAAATTCATAATAGACAACTTGCGTAATTTTCCTCTTGGATTTTCAACATAGTAAATCAAATTCGAGTTTAATTTTTGGAAATGGTGTATGATTTCTATTGTTTTTTGACTATGGTTACACCTAGTACCGCTGATTCAGTTTTTGGGGTATTATCTTTATTCCAATGTTTTCCTATGCTAGCAACAGAAAAAAAAGTGCAAGGAGGTGATGCCCATAGTATATCTGGAACAAAAGGGACTTTAGAGCAGTCAAATTTTAATATGTCAGTTACGTAATCAATATTCTCAAAATTATTGATATCGCTACTATAAACTTGCATACCTAATTTTTCTGCGGCTTTACCTATGCTTCTGCTTCCAGCAAATAACTCTAATACTTTCATTTGTATTTGCTTATTAGTTCCTCAAGTTCTTCTCTGCTCCACTTCTTTAATCTATCGGTATTGGCTCGTTCTTCCAATTCAATAACGACATCTTCGCCATATTTAGCGACTAAGCCTTGCCGGTATCTTATCAGGTTCCCGTGCAGAAACATATTGCATCTTCGACATTGTCCATTGGTGTTGATAGGATCGAACCTTAGAGCGGAGTGATGACCTTGAGAGTGATAGTGTCCAGCTTGTTCTACCGGACCGCCACACGAAATACATCCGAGTTCTTTATCTCTTTCCCTTACGTATGCGTTGAACACTCGCTGGGTTTTCTCTAGCAACTTTGGGAGTGGGTTCAACTTTTTCTTCGGAGAGCTTTTCATATTTGACAAAGAATCTTTGTTCGTTTAATTCGACAAGGCAAATGTCAATATCTTGACGTATCAGAGTTACCTTATCGCCTTTGAGTCCGTATGTAATTCGTGAGGCAGCACCGATTATATCTTCTTTCAGATACATTAGAACGGAAGATCATTGTCATCTTTTTTCGGTTTGTTCGCTGGCTCGTATGTATCTACTGATACCTGTACGTCTTTACCGAACTTATCCGGCTGGTCAAGTATGTTGATATTTAGCTTAATGAACTTGTTGCCGTTGTACTCTTTGATATGGTCTTGAATCTTATCCGGGTTGATTGTGATGGATAACCAAGTCTCATTCTTTTTCTTTCCGCTTCCGCAGTAGATTTTCTTTTGCATTGTATTTTGATTGATTGATTAAAAAAGTGGGGAGGTTGCCCTCCCCTTTAGATTAGCCAAGCTTCTTACGAAACTCGAGCGCAGCCTTACGGGTAGCGAAGAACTTGCTCTTGCGCACTCCGTTCTTTTGAACGCGCACTCGGTAGAAGTTTCCTTCTTTAGAAACTCCAGAGGCGATTCGGCGGTAGGTTGTTGTTGCCATCGTTTAGGGTTTAGGGGTTAATGAATCATTTTTATCTAGCAAGTCGTTAATCATTCTATCCTTATCTGTCTCGTAGCTATCTTCATAATCTTCTAAGTCTAATAGAATCCATCCAGATTGTTCTTCTAGTTTATCTCTTAGTCTGGATTTCAACGAATCGTCTGCGCCTTCAGGATATTCGATTATCTCTAGCATTGTGCTTCCTTCAAAGTATCTGCCTTCTTCAAAGTAACCGGGTTCAATCTCGTATCTGATTTTCGCGCGATATGGAGTATAGTCCTCGTCATCGTGCCAAAACTTAAACTCGTACCAAGTAGTGCCTTTTTTCATTTTAGTTTTTTTATGTGTTTGGAGATGTCTTTTTGATTGGGGTTCTGAATCTGATCCAGCGGGAGTTGCCTATCTTCCAATCTGAATTGGAGTTTTTGGTATGTCTCGTAGTTATCACATTTGTCGATTAACTCAAAGGCTTTTTCGCGCTCCTCATCATTCATATCCGTGCCGAATACTAAGTTACGGAGTATCTGCTTTTCTTCGTCCGTTGGTTCTTCTTTTTTCCCTACGTTGGTAGCATCCGAGTCCTTTGTGTCATCGATAGCGAAAAGTCCATTCAAACTATATTTCCGAGCATACGATGACGAACTTCCCGTAACCTGTGCGCCATCCATTCCCTTCTTCGTATCTTCTTCCCTTGCGTATGCGGTTGCTGAATAGGTCTCCGTTCCGTTGGAGATGGTGGCGGTTGCCTTGACATAGAATCGGTCTCCGACTTGGACTATCTCATCGGATAGAGTCAGATAGAAACCTAGCTGGTTGATTACCGGCTTGACGGCTTCCACGATGTCCTCGCAGGAGCGGTACTTGTACTTGCCGAAGGAGTTGAATTGTCCTTTCGGTGCTTTGATTAGTGCTTGAATTTTGGCTAACATATAGTGTAGATTGATTTTGAAAAATAAGGAGGGAGTAGGTTGACCAAAACCCTGTTAATACCGGTTAAGACTACTCCGCTCCTGTCTCGCCTCAGATTAAGGACCTCAGCGAGATGGTCCGTTCAGTTGTGAGTAGATATATCGCATCCACTCATTAAAATCCTTTGGAGGATTATCGGGGTATACTGTTGTCATAGGATGAGTATTTAATATCAAATCCGTAAGCGATTCCTGCGTGGAAAAAGAATTGGCAGATGGAATCGATAGTGTAGTGGTCAGGGAACTCGTAAGTAACTCGGTAGGTATCGAATATAGAATCCTCGATAGCCTCTGCGTTTACGATTGTTACTGTTTCATTCTTGGCGAGTGCCTCCATTCTATCGGAGGAAGTGTGAAAGGTGATGCGCATAGTTGTTGTTTATTGGTTAGAGTTTTTTTTCATTACTTCATCCCAGTACTGCTCCCATTCTGACTTCGCTTTGCGCTTGTAATCCCATACTTGAAAGAGAACCGAGACGTAAACGAAGATAAGGAATGCGAGTAATAAGTAGGCTACGATTACCATTTTTCTAGGAGTTGTGTTAGAAATAGGATGGCGAAAAAGATGATGGCAAACTGCCAGGCAGGTAGGTCTTTTTGCTCTTTCATTGGTTTAGTGTTTAGTTTTGAGTAGATAGGTTGGGTATATTCGTATTAAGGATATGGTATCCTTCTGTCTTTAATTTGCTGATGCTTTTAGAGATGGCATCTTGACCTTTTGGGTGGCTCAGTAATTTGTCTATAGTGAATCCTTTCCATACATAAAGTTGGTATGAGTTGCCATCATTTGTTTTGGATATTAGGAGTCCTTTCGACATATCTTTTAATTTCTTTTTCTCAAATGCCTCAGCATCTTTTTTATTCCAAATATCTGAGATTATCTCATCTATCAGATAATCTAAGCTCATATCTATTTCTCCGTATTCTGTGACTTTCTTAGGCAGATTCTTGCAGTACTCGATAGCATCTTTTAGCAGTTGCCTCTGTATGGTCGATGCCTCATATAGACATCCGTAATATGTGCAACCGCCATTACCGTGATTCTCTGCGATGCCTACAAGGATTCCATTAATGTAGAGGTCTGCAGTAAATTGGATAGTCTCTCTTGAGAATCTCCTGTTAATGTGTACTTTTTTAAGATTGATGTTCATAGTGGGTTATTTATGGTTTAGTTTTATTATTAAGCAATAACAAGGTCAGACATATGGATTCGGATAATAGGAGCGATAGCGAAAGTATCAGAGATAAATTGTACTTCGATTGGGTCGCTCTCATTATACTGCTCGATAGAATCCTGTACTACGATATACCGATGGTTATGGTTCTCATCGGGGAGAGGATTCTGAATCTTTACGATATCTCCTTTTTTAAGTCTCATTGGTTTAAGTTTTTTGGTTACTTTGATAAATCAAAAATAGGCTTTTTATCAACATATATCCAAATTTTAGGGCACTTTTTTTTGAAAAACTTGCTATTTATTGAAAATCAGCGAGTTACGTACAGAGTCCGTATAGCTATTATTTATTCACATAACTTTTTTGAGGGTATTTATAGGGTATTTGCTACCCTATAATCAGAAGAAATGGAAGTGGATATGGAAACGGAAACGGAAAAAGAAACGGAATAAGAAAAGGAAACTAAGTATATTAGCAGTATGGCTTACGTTTACAAACATATCAGGTTAGACACAAATGAAGTTTTTTATGTTGGGATTGGTTCTGATGATTCATTCAAAAGAGCCTATACGGAGTTAGGCAGAAACAAGTTCTGGCAGGCTGTTAGGGATAAATCAGGATTCAAAGTGAAGATTGTTAAAGACGGATTGACTTGGGAACAGGCTTGCAGAAAAGAAAAAACATTAATAAAAAAATATGGGAGAAGGGATATAGGATTAGGGACTTTAGTAAATCTTACTGATGGCGGAGAAGGAGGCACAGGTAGAATAGTATCTGATGAGGTTAAATTAAAAGCATCCGAAAGAATGAAAGGAAAACAATATGCGCTTGGGAAATTTTGGAGTTATGAGAGAAGAAAAAAGCTAAGCGAGAAAATGAAGATTTTATATTGGGAGCGACTTTACGATGCTGAATATGAAAACGCCAAACTATTAGGCTTTGCCGAATAAAAACGCGATCATAACGGAACTCTACCTGTCGAAGGACATAAACGATGCTATTGGCAAGATGGAGCCGTACTATTTGCGTGAGGAGTTAAAATCCGAAGTATTCTTGGTACTATGCGAGATGGACGAGGATAGGCTACTGCAAATGTTTAATGATGGTTACCTAAAGTTCTTTATCGTTAGAACAATCCTGAATATGGCTAAGAGCGATCGCAGTAACTTCTCAAAGACATTCCGCAAGGTTTACGAGGAAGTGAGTGATAACTGCACGGAAGAGCCATACGATGAAACTTTGAGCCATAAGCTAGACAAATCGATGGAGGTTCTGCATTGGTACGAACGTGAGATATTGAAACTATTTGCTGAATCTGGAAATCTTTTGCAAGTGAGCAGAGATACAGGCATCCCATATAGATCACTCCTAAAGACAGTCAAGAAGGTAAAAACATTACTCAAGTACAAAATCCGAAACAATGCAAACGATTAGCATTATCCTAGCAGCTAACTTATTTACGTTCTATGCGATAACTCAATCTCGGTTATTCGAGAAGTGGGGTTGGAACTTTAAGCCTTTCACTTGTCCGCTTTGCTTGACGGCTTGGACAGGGTTAGCTTTGTTCTTACTCCCGGAGTATGTAACTTACGGCACTCTGGCGATGTTTGGCTCTGGAGTTATCGCGCCTTACTTCAAAAACTTTTTGATTAACATCTATAACAAATTCCAATGACAAGCCAAGAGATTAAATTCCTAATTGACAACAAGATTAATTTCGATTCTGTAAAACTCGGTTTCACTCGCAACATTCCTTTCGAGGTACTAGGAGAATACGAACGGCTCTATCGGAAATATCTAGACAACGGGTTCGTACTTACCTACTGGTGCGGATCGTGTGTGTTCGATATGCTTGAGAGATTAATTCGATACTGCGAAGATGACGGAGATTATATCTCGGCAATAAATGGAGAAACAATACCAGAGCAAACAGAAAAGAAAAAAAGAGGCAGACCAAAGAAATGAGAATACTAGTAATTACAAAAGAAAATAGTGGAGTTGGGTATCACCGGCTGATGCTACCGATTTACTTTATGCCTAAGACATTTGCGATGTTCACGGATGTTCTTAGCGAAGAAGTACTATCCGAAGGCTACGACATTGTTTTGATTAACCGATTCATTCCTGAGATGCACATTGATACTCTCAAGGAATACCGAGAAAAGTATGGGTTCAAATTGGTAATTGACATAGATGATTATTGGCACTTGGACTCTTGGCACATTCTCTATTCGGCATATCCAACCGAGGCGATAATCGAACACATAAAAATTGCCGATCTTGTTACTTGCACCAATGAGTTACTTTGGAATGAGATAAGACCATTGAATTCAAATGTGGCTATACTTCCCAATGCTTTACCTTTCGGGGAGGATCAATTTACCGATGTCAGAACTGAGTCCGATAAAGTTCGATTCGTTTACGTTGGGTCTATCACGCACGAAAAAGATTTGAAGCTGGTTCAATTTCCGATGAAAAAAGTCCTATCCGATTCCTCGTTAAAGAGTAAGGTCAATATGACTATTTGCGGTCTAGATGACCCGAATCCTTATTCTAGGATGGTATGGCACAAAATGATTCACTACTTTACTGCCGGGTTGAAGCTAGGAGATGTCAAACGAGCCTTGCCGGTTCGGGAGTATATGAATTTCTACAATGATGCGGATTGCTCGGTAGTCCCATTGGTTCGTTCTAGATTTAATGTGATGAAATCTAATCTCAAAGTCCTAGAGGCTGCGTGTAAGAAAATCCCGGTGATAGTATCAAACGTACCTCCATACGATAATTGCGAGAATGCAATTAAGATAAATACTCAGACGGATTGGTACAAGGAAATGAAAAAAATAGCAACGGATTCTATTTATAGGCAGGAGATGGGTCTATCGAATTACAAATGGTGCAATGAGCATTTCAATCTCCATAAAGTAAACGAAAAAAGAAAACAATTATATGCCAGTCTATAAATGTTCAAACGGAAAGTGGCGCATCGGATCGGGAGAATGTAAATACGAGACTAAAGAAAAAGCCGAGGAGGTATGGCGGGCTATCCTCGCATCTGGTCAATACGGAAAATCAAAAATAAATGGCAAAGACATCGAATCAAACCAAGATAACCTTCGGAAAGAGAAAGGGGGGCAAGGCAAAGAAGTCAAGGAATAAGCACGACCGAAAAGAAAAAAACTACCGAGGTCAAGGCAAATGATACATCCAACTGCTATAATTCATCCGAAAGTAATCATTGAGGGCGGAGTCTACATTGGTCCATATTGTATTATCGGCTTCCCGGCTGAGTGGAAAGGTAGAGAGGATAACGAAGGCAAGGTAATAATCAAATCAGGAACTAGGATAACAGGGTTAGTGACAATCGATAGCGGAACAGATAAGCCTACTATTATCGGCAGGAATTGTTATCTAATGAAACACTCGCACGTCGGTCACGATGCTGAGCTCAAAGACGGAGTTACTTTATCCTGCGGTGCTAAGATCGGAGGGCATTCGATAATTGGAGAGAATACCAACATAGGACTCAACGCAGTCATCCATCAAAAAGTAGAAGTGCCTGAGGGTTGTATGATCGGTGCTTCTGGGTTCGTAGGTAAGAAGTCTATTCTGAAACCACATACCAAATACGCGGGAGTACCCGTTAAAGAAATCGGAAGCAATGCTCGTTAATGTTATCCTATTAGACTACGAAAGGCACGACTTCACTCAGCGAGTAAAGGATGTGAACTTCAACAATGCTGGCTATGAGTTCGATTATGTCATCGTAGATATGAAAGGAATCTCAAAAGCTTTGAATCACGGGATCTTTCAGTCAAGGACTTACGATGCTATCGTGACAATGGCTAACGATATCCTGATGCCTGATAATTGGCTGGCTCGTATGGTAGATGCTATGATTACAATCCCTAACTCAGGGATGATAGGCATTCACACAGTTGAGCAAATCAATGAACCTAGAACTATTAACGGAGTGCAGGTTCACGTTCAAGAAGCGGTATTCGGTAACGTACTCATCCCAATGAAAGCCATCGACAAGATAGGCTACTTCAACGAGGCATACGATCCGTACGGGATGCAAGACCGAGACTACTCCTATCGGCTACAAATGACAGGGCATCTGAACTACTATCTCAATGGATTAAGAGCCGAGCATATTGGACACGACGTAGGGCAGAACACACCATACCGAAAGATGAAAGACGAAGGATTGAGCCGGTGCGATTACTTATGGGCGCAAGAGACAGGCAAATACAACGAGAGCGAAAACTATACTATCTTCCAAAGCGAATACCTATGATCCTACTACCTGCACAAATCGAGTCCATAACAACACGAAAGGATAAGACAGTAAGAATCACAATAGGCACACAAGAACTAAGCCCGGCAGATGCTGCTAAAATCTTCTACCTCAATCAGCAGTTCTGCTATATGGCATTAAAGCCTGAGCCGTTTAACCGGGAAGAAACCGACTCAATCGGCTCACTAAAAACAGACCTATCTCAAGCCAAGACACCAAGCCAACGACTCAGAGGCATCTTATTCCTTAACTATCAACAAGATAACAAAGGCTTCCAAGATTTCACCACTTACTATGCTTCAGAGATAGAGAAGATATGCGAACACTATAAAAATAAACTTGATTAGTTGGGTTACCTTCTAAAAAAATAAGAAGGAATTTAGAGAAATGGCAAACGAACAGAATTTAATACCTGCAAAGAAGGGAGAGGTACGGAATCCGAACGGAAGACCTCGTAAGTACGTTTCACTACTGAAGGAGCAAGGCTATAAACTTTCAGAGGTGAATGATGCTATTCAAGCTTTGATGTCTATGGATGCTGAAGAGCTGAAGGCAGTACTCGATAACCCGAAGGCTACTATCCTAGAACTCACGATTGCTGCTGCAATGATTAAGAGCCTAAAGAATGGATCATTGTATTCTATGGAGACTCTGCTAACACGGGTCTATGGAAAGCCGAAGGAAATCCAGCAAGTGAGTACGGATAGCCGGATAGAGGTGGTATTCGTTAATGGTAAGACTATTCTATGATAATGTTCTGGATAGTATCCGCAGGGGGCTAAGTCGTTATGCGAACAAAAGAGGAAGAACCTATGTCATCTTTCCCTCTAAACACCCTGCTAACTTTTTTTTATTCACATAGGAACAAAAAGCAAAGTTTATCTATTTATATTCGACATAGGTTTTTTCCTTGTTTTACATCCATATAGAAGCGACTCTATAAAATAAAACAATTCAGTTCATTCCGTTACGATGGCAAAAAGTGAGAGCAATGTCCTACTCCTGACAACTCTTGACGTAGAAGCTAGATGACTGCCTGATAAACCCCTCCTCGGATAGGGTGGTAAAGAATGGGAACTGATTGATAGAGATAGTTGCACTAAAGATGTCTCTATACCCAAAGAAGTACTCTTCTACGGATATAGAGGAGGTATGTCAAGATGAGAATAGAACTACCACAACCACACACAAATCAGCAGAAAATACTCGACTCGCAATCGAGGTTTCGCGTTGTTATGGCAGGGAGAAGATTCGGTAAGTCAGAGCTGAGTCAGATAGAAATCATAATCAATGCACTTCAGGGAAACAACGTAGCCTACATCACTCCCACATATCAGCTTGCCAGAGTATTCTTTGAGCAACTCATCAAGGTCGTTCCCTTCGAGTCTAACAAGTCCGAGCTATCCATCAAGTTCCCCAATGATGGATCGGTAGAGTTCTTCACCGGGGAGAGACTTGACAATCTACGGGGTCGCAAGTTCCACTTAGTCGTAATCGATGAGGCATCCTTCATCCCTAACCTTGAGGATGGCTGGCTCAACTCTATCCGCCCTACCTTGACTGACTACAAGGGTAGGGCTCTATTCATTTCAACCCCTAAGGGTAAAAATTACTTCTACTCGCTCTACCTCAAATCAGGGGAGCCGGATTGGGAGGCTTTCAAATTCACCACCTACGACAATCCATATATCGACAAGGGGGAGATAGACGATGCCCGGCTCCAGCTCCCGGAGGTAGTATTCGAACAGGAGTATATGGCAAATCCTGCCGAGAATGCAGCCAATCCGTTCGGGAGTAGTTACATAAGGCAATGCACGTTTGAGGTCAGCCTTGAGCCTCCTATTGCGTTTGGGATAGATTTGGCGAAGTCTGTGGATTGGACTGTGATTATCGGGCTAGACAGAAACGGGTCCGTGTGTCACTTCGAGCGGTTCCAAAAGGACTGGAGGCAGACCAAGCAAGTCATAAACAATCTGCCTAGAGTTCCGATCCTAATGGACTCCACCGGGGTAGGAGACCCAATCTTTGAGGACTTACAACGGGATGGGCTGAACGTACAGGGGTATAAGTTCACAAGCACGAGCAAGCAACAACTAATGGAGGGTCTGGCTTCGGCTATTCAGCAAAGGAAGATCACATTCCCGGAGGGGCATATCACTCAGGAACTAGAAGTGTTTGAATATCAGTATACCGCGTTCGGGGTTAAGTATTCCGCGCCTCAAGGTTTCCACGATGACTGCGTAATGTCGTTGGGTCTAGCTTGGCATCACTACACACGGAATCGGACAAGCGGAAGCTATTCGTTTGCATAGATTTTCCGAAAATTTCAGGCAGTTCTCTGTTCGCGAACAAAGAACACAATTCTCATTTTTTCTATTTATGGGTATGACTTGGAAAAATATCAACGTATTCCAATGGCAACAAATCGTTAGTCTTTTCACTAAAGAGAAGGACCTGAACGAATTAGACCTAGCCGTTAAGGCGGTTGCCATCATCAAGGGAATGACCGAGCATCAGATAGACTCTCTACCTATCTCGGAACTCAATCCGCTCCTCAAGTCAATCGACTTTATCCACGAGGAGATAAAGCCTCAGCCTGCTAAGTTTATTAATATCAACGGGAAGCGGTACAAGTGTATCTATGACGTGCGGAAGATACCGGCTGCTCGCTATATCGAATCAAAGCATTTTTCTCAAGACGTGAACGGGAACCTGCACAAGATCGCTGCCTGTTTAGTCTTGCCGATGAAAAAGACTTGGCTAGGATGGAAGGTAGATAAGTACGATGCTAGCCGGCACGAGGAGTACGCACAAGATATGCTAGAAGCACCTATCACCTCCGTTCTCGGAAGTGTGGTTTTTTTTTGTCTCGTATATCGGAATTGGATAAGGGCTTTACAGGACTATTTGACCAAGGAAATGATGGAGAAGGGGTTGACGAAGTATCAGGCAGAAGTTCTGTATCAAACTTTATGCGATATTATGGATGGATTTATCAGACCGAGTTGGTGGCTGAGTTCGAGAGAATCTCGCTGGAGGAGGCTTACGAGTTACCTGCACTCCAGTTCCTTAATGACCTTGCCTATCTTAAAGCGAAAGGGGAGCACGAAAAGCTAGAAATGAAGCGGTGGCAAAGTCAATTAAACAAATAGAGCAAGATGTCCTAGTCCTTCTCACTACGTTGGGGGAGGACTTTGATAAGTTCGTAGAGGCTAAGACTCTGCCGGGCTTCGAGGCTCTTGTCGCTGACTCTGTCCAAGCATTCATAGAACGAGTACAGGAGAATCTAAAGAACTCGGGAAAGATAGACACAGGAACTCTTGCTTCGCAGATAACCGCCGGAGAGTTAAAGAATGAGAACGGAACCTACGAGATAACTGTCGGATACCCCGAAGGATCGGAAGCAGCCAAGTACTATGACTTCGTAAACAAAGGAGTCAAGGGTGTTAGGTCTGGCAAGCCGTCAGATTCGCCTTATTCGTTCAAGAACGACAAGCCTAGTCTATCGATGCAACTAGCAATCGCAAAGTGGTATCGCAGAAACGCAGGTTTTGCTAGAAAAGATACTCAGCAAGACAATCTATCCAAGGTACAAGCCAAGAGGAAGAAACTCCTCAAGATGGCTACCGAGGCTCAGAGATTAAAGTCTCTATCTTACGCAACGGCTAGGAAGATTAAGCAGAAGGGTCTTAAAAAGACAGGCTTCTTTGATAAAGCAGTCAAGGCATCATTCGGTAACGACTTCACTCGTTTAGTGTCTATGATTGCAGGGAAAGTAATAGCAGTAAATATCAAACCAGATGGCAATAACAATAGATAATACTCCAAACTCGTACCAATCGGCGCACGAGGATTTGTGGTTCGTAGTTAGCTCCAATAACACAGGGCAAAGCAATTTCAAGTACGTATTCGACGTGGTAATTAACTCCGTGCTAGTGGCTAGGGTTAAGTCTTTCCCTCAGCCTACTACGAACAAAGGGATATTCAACGCAGCGACAATCGTACGCAATTATCTCAATAACTACTTCAAGCCGAATACTACCACGACTCTGTTCACTTACACGGGAACGGATATCCGCGTACCTTATACGATTCAGTTCGGTGAGGAATACGGAGGCACAACATACACGAACCTGACTAGCGGTAGCTACAACGCATACAACTACTATCCGAACATAATGGATGGACTCGGTGCATTTGACGGCACGTGGTATGATAATTACAAGGCTAATCTACTTACGAAGCGAGATCAGTTAAACTTCACCACTCGCCTTACAGACGGAAGGTGCTTTGTAGGTCTTTTGAACGGAGCAGAGAACACAGCTAATGATTGGAACTTCGATATCACTAGATATAACTCAGGAACGGCTACAAGCAATACCAGCGGTGGGAATGTTACTCTTACTGACTTCGCTTTGCTTGATTTGTCTCCTGCTGCTATCAATGCTTATGTAGGTTCAACATTTATCACATCGGCTACCGATTATTATTTACTAGAGGCTTATGAGGATAGTGCTGCTCAATGGGCTATCCGCGTGAATATCCTTTGCGAGCCTCGATACGATGTTATCCCTATCCATTTTCTTAATTCACTAGGAGGCTTCGACACGTTCAACTTCGGTCTAGTCAATCGTGAGAGCAGAGCCATAGAGCGCAAGTCTTATGAGGAGATCGAATGGCAATACCGAAGCGGAGATATGCACCGGGTGGATGCGTACAATACATTCTACGGAGGTGCTAAGCCTTTCGCTACTTCGCAGACAATTAGTTACACATTAAACTCCGATTGGGTTAGTTTAACTGAATACACTTGGATTCTTGACCTTATCGCATCACCGGAAGTTTATATGGAAGATAATGGTTATTATATCCCGGTGAAAGTGAACACTAATAGCTGGACTGAGAAGAAGCGGTACGCGGATAAGACATACAACGTGACATTAGGTATCGAATTTGGGACTAAAGCATATAGTCAATTCCGATGAGAACAGAAATCTATATAGAAGATAATAAGCTAGACCTTTACAAGGATATCTCGGCAGAGTTCACCTACAACATCGACGATGTCAAAGACTTCTCTGCTAGGAATACCAACTTTTCCAAGACTATCGTAATTCCCGGCAATGCAACTAACAATAAGCTATTCGGTCACATCTTTGAGTTTGGATCAGCGAACTTCCATAACCCAACGGCAGATAATGTGGGTTACAACTTCAACGCAGCCAAGTCTGCATCTTGTGTTATCTATGTAGACAAGATTCAAATATTCAAAGGGGTTATTAGGCTTTTGGAAATCGTGCTAGATAACAGAAGCATAGAATACGAGTGCGCCGTGTTCGGTGAACTAGGTGGGTTCGTTGGTGCGCTAGGAAACAAGAAGATAGAAGAACTAGATTTCTCGGCATATAACTTCGCTTGGACTTTTACCAATATCACGAACTCTTGGAACGGAGTAGACGGAAGCGGTTACTTCTGTCCGCTTATTGACTATGGTCAAGTGAGTGTCGGTAAGCACGATTGGCAATATAAAGCCTTCAGACCCGCTCTATTTGTTCGTGAGTACGTTAAGAAGATAATCGAGGGTGCAGGCTATACTTGGGAGAGCACCTTCTTTAATACGGCTCTATTCAAGCGGTTAGTTATTCCGAATAATCAGAAGGACTTAAGCAAGGCTACAACTTTGCAGTTCGCTGCCTATGATAACCTTCTGAGTTATTCTTTCAATACGGCATCGGGGAATACGAGTGTCGCATATTTAGCTAGTAAGCTAGGTCAGTTCACTTATTTGGGAACTTATCAGTATCAGTACACGGGTCCGGGATTGACGGCGGTGGCTAAGATTACACTATCTGGTTCTTCCGTTGTCAATACAGGACAAACTGGATCGGTCAATGTAGGTTGGTACAAGAACGGAGTATTGCAGTCTCAGTTGTTTTTGACTTCCGGGAGGTCAAACTTCGATAAGACTCTAGAATTTAACATCACTCTAGCTACGAACGATACGTTGGAGTTTAGGTTTATTTGGACAACTGTATCTGCTACGATGCAGGTTGATTTGTTCAATAACAATGTAGAAATCAATACGAGTGTCGCTCAGTTAGTTCCGTATAGCTTAGGAGAAACGATAGAAGTCAACGAAACCATCCCAAGAGGAGTATTTCAAAAAGATTTCTTTTCTTCCATTGTGAAGATGTTCAACCTTTATGTGACGGAGAGCAAGGAGAAGGAAAAGCATTTAATCATTGAGCCTTATATTGACTATTATGACTTTACCACTCTGCTAGATTGGACTAACAAGATAGATCGGTCAAAGCCTTTCCGCCTCAAGCCGATGTCTGAACTTAACGGAAGATACTTTGAGTACAAGTACAAGAACGATACTGATTACTATGGCGAGAATTATAAGCAGAAGTACAACGAGAATTACGGAGACTATTTAGAAGATACCGGGTTCGAGTTTGCTAGCGAAAAGCAGACGGCTGAGTTAATATTCTCCTCTACTGTCCTCATCTTGCATTCCAATAATGACAAGGTGCATAGTGTTATCTTAAAGCGAAGCAATACGCAAAGCAATAGCCCATCGGAAGACAAGATGGATAGTGTTATCCGTATTTTACAGGCTAAGAAGATAACAGGCAGGGCAAGCTACAAGATTGAGGATGGAACTAGTAATCTAGGAACTTTGACTACATACGGATATGCCGGGCATCTTAATGATCCTTATACTCCTACTTCCGATTTGAACTTCGGTGCGCCTAGAGAAATAAATTTTACCCTCTCAGGTACTTATCCGTCGGCGAATCTATTTAACGGGTATTGGAGCGAGTACGTGGCAGAGATAACCGATAAAGATTCTAAACTACTTACGTGCAACGTAAGGCTAACCGATGCGGATATCTACAACCTAGACTTCACAAAGGGAATCTGGATTGACGGCTCTCTGTGGAGGCTGAATAAAGTAATCGACTACAACCCAATGGTTGACGATACCACAAAATGCGAATTTCTTAAAGTGATTGAAAAATCTTATACATAATGGCACAGGAGACAGTAGGGATAACCATACGAATAAACGGGCAAGACAAAGTATTAAGCTCCATTGGTGAGATAAAGAAGGAACTAAAGTTTGCCGAGGAGCAAGCCAAGTTCTTTGCGACTCAGGGCGAGAAGGGTGCTGCTCAGTTTCAGAACTATGCTCAGGTTGTTAAGCAATTAAAAGAGGAGATTGAAGATAGCACGAAGGCGGTCCAGCAGTTTAGCGGTGAGGGGAAATTGGATGCGGTTATCGGATCGGTACGAGGTATTAGTGGCGCATTCACCGCCGTTCAAGGTGCTCTTGGTGCGGTAGGAGTAGAAGGGGAAGAAGTACAAAAGACCTTACTCAAAGTTCAATCCGCTTTGGCTATTACGGAAGGATTGAAAAGCCTGCAAGAAGGTATCAAGTCATTCAAAGACTTAGGCAAGGTTATAGCTAGTACGAGTGTAGTTCAGCGGACATACAACTTCGTGATGTTCGGAACTGCGACTGCTACTAGGGCTGCCGATGCTGCGACGAAGGCTACTTCCATCAGTATGCGCATCCTCCGTGGGGTTATGGCATCACTCGGTATCGGTTTGCTGATTGTTGGGGTGACTACGTTAATAGATAAGATTAGCGACTGGACTTCTTCAACCGATGACAACAAGAAGGCGCAGGAACGTCTGAATAGTGCATTAGAGGCTCAGGAAAAACTTTTCTCTCAGCAGAAGGAGAGTTTGGATAGGCAAAGAGAGATAGCCGTAAAGCGCGCGGAATTAGCTGGAAAGAGTGCTGATGAAATCTTCAAGATTAACCAAGATTACAACAAAAAGGATCGAGAGGCTGCCGTTGATAACTTCAAAAAGAATCTAGCTTCGTTACAAACTTTTGAAAAAGAAAAACTAAAGCGCAGAAAAGACGGGAATCTAGAAGGTAGTGAAGAAGATATCAAAGCATATAATCAGGCGAAGGCTGCATTAGAAAAAGCGAATAAGGAGATCAAGGATATTGACTTCCAGAATCAAAAAGATGACCTAGACAATAAGATTCGCGTTAATCAAGAAAAGCTAAAGAAGGATGAGGAGGCAGCATCAAAATCAAAAACACTAGCAGAAAAAGAAGCCGAAAGATTACAAAAAGAACGAGAGGACAGGTTACAAGCCGAGAAGGATGCTGATGAGAATATAAGAATTGCCAAGCAAGAGATTTTTTTAGCAGAAATAAAAGACGAAGATGAACGCGCTAAGAAAAAGCTAGAGTTTGATTTAATTAATCGCAATAGAGAAATAGATGCCTTAAACGTAGATGAAAATAGAAAAAGAGAATTAAGGCTTCAAGCTGGGATACAAACTCAGAATGCTTTAGATTCATTAAATGCAGAGCTTAGAAAAAAACAAGAAGAAAAAGATAAAGCATTTGCAGAAAAGCAAAGAACTGAACTAGAAAATAATCTTGCAATAGTTAAAGAACGACAAAATGCTATAAGAGAAGCCACTTCAACTGCGGATGAAAATGAGTTATTTGATTTAACTGCTAAATATGCAAAGAAGTTAGAACTCGTAAAGGGCAATGCAGAAGCAGAAACAGCACTTATACAAGAATATGAAAACATTAAAAAGAACATTCGTGTAAATGCTATTAATACTGAGTTAGGTAATTATGCAAGCGCAGCAGGTTCCATTAGTCAGCTATTAGGACAAACTACCGCAGCAGGGAAGGCTTTTGCTATTGCAGAAGCAACAATAAATACATACAAAGCAGCAGCACAAGTATTCGCTGCTCCTGTTCCCGGAATTGCACCAGTATCACTTGGGGTTAAGATTGCTACAATGATAGCTGCTATTGCTACCGGTATCAAGAATGTGAAATCTATTGTATCTACAAAAGCTCCGGGAATTAGTTCTAGTGGATCTATTCCTCAGATTCCTAGTGTTACTGGTGCTGCTCCTATTTCTCCCAATCTACCTGTACAAGCTACATTGACTCAGTTGAACCAAGAATCTATCAATCAACTAGGATCGGCATCTAATCGCGCCTATGTTGTAGAATCAGATATTACAAATAACCAAGAGCGGATAACTCGTATCAATCGGGCTGCAAGACTTAACTAAAATCTATTTAATAGTATGGAAAAGGAATTACCAATTTACCGACTCGAAATAATGGAGGATGAGAACTCCAATGTGGAAGTAGACTTCGTTGCCCTAGTAGATCGCCCGGCAATCGAACGTAGCTTCCTAGCCTTCGCTGAATCATTTGATGACTATCCTGAAGCCGTAAGCAACAACGCAAAGAATGCTTTGAAATGGGCTGAAGAAAACGGATGGGGTTCGTGCGGTACTCCCGTAGGTAAGATTCGAGCCAATCAGCTAGCTAACGGAGAGCCTATCTCTTTAGAGACTATCAAGCGGATGTATTCGTTTCTTAGCCGGCACAAGGATAGTGCGGAGAAGTCTAAGGGCTACGGAGACGGATGCGGGCAGTTGATGTACGATGCTTGGGGTGGTGCTTCCGCTTTGAGTTGGGCTGAGTCTAAGATTCGCCAATCCGAGAAGATGAGCTTCGAGATTCAAGATGAGGAGGAGCGCATTATCTCTGGACCTTTGATGCTTGCCGATACTCCTATTTACCGCTATGACTCTAGCGGAGAATATTACGTAGTATTTACGGCAGATACAATCAAGAAGATAGCTCAGAAGTATTTTAAGAAGGGCTATCAGTCAAATGTCAACCTGATGCACGATAACGGGATGGTAGTCGATGGGGTTACTATGTTCGAGTCTTGGATTGTGGATGAGAAGCGCGGAATCAAGCCGATGGCTGGGTATGAAGATGTAAAGGATGGGTCTTGGTTCGGATCATTCAAGGTCGAGAACGACGATGTGTGGAAGCTAGTAAAAGATGGCAAGGTTCGAGGTTTCTCGGTTGAGGGGGTATTTAACTACAAGTCTAGCGGAATAAGTAATCCACAAAAGATGATGGATGACATTATTTCAATCCTCAAGCAAGTATCTTCGTAGTCTCATAGTGTTTAGTTTTTTTGGTTAGCCGGGGGGAGTTTCTACTCTCCCCTTTTTTCTATGTGGTAACTAATTTATCCACAGACTATTTATAGGTAAATTCAATTTATGACCGCACTCGAAGCATTGCTGCAAATCAAGCAGATGTTCGCTGAGATGCCTCAAGAGAAGCCTGTCGATGCACAGGAGATTGAGGTTTCCATCGAGCCTGCTGCGCCGGAGTACAAAGAGTATGTACTCAAGAGTGGTGCGAAAGTCAAGATTGATAAACTGGAAGTCGGCGGTAAGGTTATGTTGGTAGATGAGGCAGGCAATGAAACTCCTGCTCCTGCTGGCGAACACGAACTTGCTGATGGAATGGTTATCGTACTTGATGAAGCATCTACCATCGTAGAAATCAAAGAACCTCAAGCTCCCGTTGAGACTCCTGTCGTTGAGGAGGAGTTGCAAAAGAAAATCGAGGAGTTGAAGGCTGAGATTGAGAAGATGGGTGACTACAAAAAGAAACAAGAGGAGAAGATGGCACAAATGGAGAGCAAGTTCTCTCAAGCTATCAAAGACCTCTCCGATGTAGTTATCGGTCTTATCAACACTCCTTCTACCGAGGCTACCGAGAAACCCAAGCAAACATTCAACAAAGTAGTACCTAGCCGTGATAGCCGTATTGATAGCTTCTTGGCTAAGTATGCTCGCAATTAAATCTTAAAATCTAAAATTCAACAACAATGGCTTTTGATGTTTCAGCACTTGCAAACTATACCAAAGAGAATGAAGCCCTCTTGGTAACCAGCTCTGTTCTGGGTGCAAAAACCGCTTCATTGATTAAGGCTCAAGGTAACGTAATGGTTGGAGTTAAGTCTTCTGAGAAGATCAACATTATGGATACCGATGCCATCTTCCAAGCTGGTGGTACTTGCGGATTCAACGCATCTGGTACTACTACCTTCACACAGCGTACTGTGACTGTTGGTAAGATTAAGGTGAACGAGTCTCTGTGTCCTAAGTCTTTGGAATCTAAGTATCTCCAGAAGGCTTTGCCTGAGGGAAGCCGTTACGATTCTATCGCTTTCGCTGCTGAGTATTCTGACAAGAAGGCTGCTCGTATCGCTGCTCAACTTGAGACCGCTTTGTGGCAAGGTGATACCGCTTCTGTAAACGTAAACCTCAACAAGTTTGATGGTCTCGTTAAGTTGATTGGTACTTCTGCGGTCGAAGCTAACAATGCTACTTACTATGGTAGTACTGCTACTTCTATCACTTCTGCTAACGTAGTTGCAGTTGTAGATGCTCTGTATCGTGCTATCCCTGCTACTGTTGTAGCTGCTGATGATATCACTATCTTTATGTCTCAGGATATCTTCCGCCTGTACACTATCGCTCTGAAGAACGCTAATATGTTCAACTATAGCTTCGATGGTAAGGCTGATAGCGAGTTCTTCCTGCCCGGTACTTCCGTGAAGGTTGTAGCTACTCCTGGTCTGAACAACATCACCAAGTTGTATGCTGCTCGTCTCTCTAACTTGTTCTTGGGTACTGACCTTCTGAACGAGGAGGAGCGCTTCGAGGTGTTCTATGCCAAAGAGGCTGATGAGGTTCGCTTCGTATCTGAGTTCAAGATGGGCGTAAACGTCGCCTTCTTGGATGAGGTTGCTTCTTTCATTATCTAATAACACGGGGGAGGTAACTCTCCCCCACTTTTTTTAACTAGTTCAAATAACAACATATGCCGTGTGCTTTAACTCAAGGATACACTCTGGATTGTAAAGAATCGCTCGGTGGTATCAAAGCCGTATGGTTGATCGCTCACGCGAACGTGAGTGGTGTTACCGAGGCTTCTGGTATTGTCTCTGCGATTACTAAATCAGCCGGAAAGGTATTCTACAAATATGAGTTGGTTAAGAACACAGGTGCTTTGACTGAGACTATCACGGCTTCCGTAGAGAACGGAACTGTATTCTATGCTCAGGAACTCAGCATCGTTCTGAACAAACTCCAAGCGAATACTCGTAATGAGATTCTGCTCCTCGCTAAAAATACTTTGATGGCGGTAGTACAAGATGCCAATGACAAATATTGGCTCGTAGGTCGCTATCAAGGTCTGGACATCACTGCTGGTACAGCCGTTACAGGTACTGCTCAGGCTGATCGTAATGGTTACACTTTAACATTCTCTGGTGGTGAGAAGGAACTCGCTCCTGAGGTTAATAGCGGTATCATCGCAGGTCTTACTTCCTAAGCTTTCGTGGCTCGTTATAGGTAGGTAGAGAAGCCGTCCCTTCGGGGGCGGTTTTTTCTTTTTGGGAAAAAACTAGACTTTTTCTATTTATAGGTATGATTCACTTTACTAAAAGCACAAACTCTGGAATCATTTTGACTTTGACGGAGAAGCAGACTCTCACGAGTCCTAATTATTTGTTTTGGTTCAAGAGCCGGGGAACGAATCAAGAGGTAAAGTTCGTGGTGCTAAATGCTTCAGATTTAAGTCCTCATAAGGATCGGTACAACGAGTTCTCAATCGCGGTAAATACTTATTTTGGTAGTTCACCGGAGGGTGATTGGGAATACAAGATATACGAGCAGACATCGACTAGCAATCTTAACCCTGCGTTGGCTACGGGTCTTTTAGAGGTTGGTATTATGCGCTTATCTGACTTGGGTAACTTGCTAGAGGTAAATATTTATAGTGAAGATTTCAACCCGGAGCAAGTAGCTGCGTTGGAGGTTAGTGAGGATGCATATAGTGGCTATCTAGTAAACAATCCAGACAATACAGTTATCGTGCCTGATTTGCCGGATAATACGTTTACTTCAAACGAAACAGACAATACATTTATTACGTTATGATGGACAACATTGTGATATTAAGCTTTGCTGAGGCAAAGCAGCCTGAGTACCGAGAGAAAAAGGGGCAGGGGTATATTGAGTTCGGGGACAAGAATGATTACCCTCAGTATCTCTTGGGGCTTTACAACAAGAGCGCGAAGCACAATGCTATCGTGCGCGGTAAGGTCAACTACATAATCGGCAATGGCTGGCAAGCCGAGGATGGGGATGCTCAGGCAGACTTATTCATCAAGAGTCCGAACCCTTACGAGAGTTTGGCTGACTTGACTCGTAAAGTAAGCATCGACATCGAGGTATTCGGTGGTGCGTATTTGGAGATCATTTGGAGTAAGGTAGGCGGAGTTCTCGCCGAGGTTTGTCACATTGACTACACTAAGATTCGTTCTAATAAAGAGAATACGCAGTTTTGGTACAAGAAGGATTGGAATGACCGCAAGGAGGAGCCTACGATTATTCCTGCATATAATACTCAGCAAAGAACGGGCAAGCAGATTCTCTATGTAAAGGAATATCGCCCCGGCTTAGATACCTATGCTTTACCCGGCTATATGGGTGCCTTGAACTATATTGAGAGCGACATTGAGGTAAGCAAGCACGTTCTAGGCAATGCTCAAACCGGCTTCTCTGCTTCTAAGTTGATTACGTTGCCTAATGGCGAGCCTAGCCCGGATGAGAAGCGCAATATTGAACGTAGGTTCTCGGAGAGATTCAGCGGATCGGATGGCAAGAAGTTTATCTTGTCATTCGTTCAGGACTCAGCGAAGAAGCCTATCGTTGAAGATTTGGGTGCTAGTGATTTGAGCAAGGAAGATTTCGGAGTTGTCGATGGGTTGATCCAGCAGAATATCTTTGCCGGTCATCAGATTACGACTCCTTCTCTTTTTGGTATCTCGGTAGAAGGTGCTTTGGGTACTCGTACCGAAATGCGGGATGGGTACGAAATCTTTAAGAACACATACGCAAATGACAAGCAGCAGTTCTTAGAGTCTGTATTTAATCAGTTGGCTACCCTTCGCGGTGCGACTTCTGAGATTTCTATCGTACCGATTGAGCCTATCGGCTATGAGTTTAGTGAGGCTACTATCGCTGCGAATATGACTCAGGACGAGATTC